ATGAAAAAATTCTTAGCATTAATTTTCGCAAGCACATTAATTTTAGGAGCATGTGGCACTAAAGATGTAGAAGAGAGCGCAAAGAAAAGGAAAGATCCTAAAACTGAAGTAGATGATAAAGGTAGAGTTAAGGGAGAAAAGATTGAAAAAGAGCTAAAATAACATTTACACAAATTAATTATTTTACTATACCAATGGTGGGATAAAAGAGAAATGAAAATTCAGAAGTAGAAACAGAACCAGAAGCAACAAATGATTCTAATCAACATAGTCAACACACTAGTAATATAAGTTTGAACTATAACGATTTAAATGACGTTCCAAAGAAGAAGCTCAAAAATATGATTATTCCACTCGGTATGGTAAATATGTTATTCAGTTTGAACCGTTACGAGTGTTTGAATATAAAAATATTAAATAAAGGGAGAAATTTAGAATGAAAAGGGTTTTGTTTTTAATTTTCTCAAGTTTATTAATATTAGACGCATGTGGACAAGTCGGGGATAACTCGATTAAAAATGATAATAAGAAGTCAAACGCTCCGAAGAGAAATAAGGACTCAGATGCTAAATCAGAAAATCAATCTAGTAAAAAACAAAGCCGTACGTATACCGCTCAACAATATAACGCGTTAGTAGATGATTATAATACTATGATAAACAAACCAGAAAGTAAATCAAAAGTATCAAATAGTGTTTCTCAGTCTAAATATAACACTTTGCTTAAAGAATATAACGCACTTGTTGATGAAGCGTATGAAGAAAACGGATATTAATATTTCATTGCGAGTATTTAGGTTATATAAGGTGTATTAAATTTATCTATTTTAAGGAGACAATGGATGATAATTTTAAATTGCAAAATAAAATTAAATGAAATTGTTTACGAAGTTAAAACGAATAAAAATAATTGCTTCACCTATTCTTTACCTAAAGATATCACATCTTATAAAGTAAGAAAGGTGCTTAAAATTATTGAGAGCAAAGTAGATGAAGACGAAGATTAATATTCCAGAGTAGCAGGTTTACCCTTATTCATTACGGTAATACGCTATTACGTTTGAGTCTTTACGAGTGTTTGAATATAAAGATATATGAATATTACATATTTAAAGGCGGTGGTGCTATAAACAAATGGACAATGCACCTTAGAATACAAATGAATATAAAGACTTAATCTACATATAGGAGAAAAATCATGGAAGAAAAATTTAATAACGAACAAGAAGAAAGACAATTTAGACAATTTCAAGAATACCAAAAACAACAAGAAGAAGAGAAAAAGAAAAAACGTAAAAAAAGTTGGCTATTCGGCTGCGGTGGTTGTTTAGTTTTATTAATATTAATTATTATTGGCGTAACTGCGTGTACTGGATCCTTCGTGAATGAGGTCGATAAAGAAATAAATGAAGAAGGTAAGCTTGACAAAGATAAGGATACAAAAATTAAATCTGTAGGTGAAACTACTGAAATAGATGGAGTGTCATTCACATTAGACAGTGCTTCTTATACAGATGAAAGAAATGAATTTGCAGAAGTTCAAGCTGATAAAGTCTTAAAAGTAGACATGACTATTAAAAACAACTCTAAAGAAGAAATTCCAGTGGGCGGAGATGTAAAAGTTTATGTAGATGGAAAACAAGCTAAATCTTACCCTATCACTGACGGATTGATGGATTCATTATCACCTAATAGAGAAATTAGCGGTTCTGAAGGTTTTGCAATCAATGGCAACCCAGAAAAAATCGAGTTAGAGTTCCAACCTTTAACGTCATTTTCTAACAAACGTTATATTTATGATGTTAAACCAGAATAATTGAGGGCATTCACTTGCCCTATTTTTCCCTCCAATCTGGGAAGATTTGGTATAAAAAAACGCCTACATAAGTAGACGTTAAAATTTACCATTTTTAATTGCATTTGCCCATAAAGATGATTGCTGTTTATTCTTGTTATCTAATTTTCTTTGGTTGTTGAGGTCTTTCATTCTTTTATCATTTTCTTCACTGAATTTACGATAACAATAATCGACTTCATTTGAAAATTGTTTGAATTCAATATCGTCTTTAATTTTCATTTTTTTTAAAGTTTTAAACATACAATCACCACCTAAGGAGGAATCTTATTGAAACATTATCTATATACCGACAAAGAATTTATATATTCTTATTTAAGTCAACACGGAAAAGGTTTAAATCTATCTTACAGTCAAATGAACAAAAACACAAGTACAGAGAGCGAAAGTAAAAGCACTGCTAACACAAAATCAAAAGATAAAATTGATGGAAATTCAACAGGAGAGTTTGGTTTAGAAATAAGTGCGGGTATTGCAAAAGGCTCATTTTCAGATGGTACTAATTATAAACTAAAAATCAATAAAAATTCTTTGAGAGAAACTTTAAATTTTATTGATTCGAAAAGTGAAGCTCAATCAGAATTGTATAAAATTGAATTGCACGATTATCTTTATGAAATATTTGAAAATACCGCTATGGGTAAAGGTGATAAAATTTCTTTATATCCAGACAAAAAATTAACAATTGCTGAATTGGATGGCAATCATTTCAAGTTTTTAGAACAATTAATGGATATTTATATAAAATCTGAAACATCAAGTTTTATTGGTATCGATAAAAACACCCGAGAAGAATTCACAGGTATGAAAAAAGATTTGAAACCCTTAGAAAAAATGAGCGCGATTATAGATAAATTGGTTCCTGGAGATTATAAAATAATACTCGATCACGACAAACAATCTTTAATCGGTTCACTTTACAAAGAAAATTTAAACGTGCCATTTAAAGAGCTAAAATACTTTTATGCTCAAAGTAAATTAAACGTTGTCGGAATAAAAGCTAGCAAAATCGAATTCAATAAATTTGAATATGAAAATGTGTTTGAAGTTATACAATTAGACGTTTCATTACAAGGACCATTATTAAATGAATTGTTACCGAATGAATCAATATATTATTTCAAACCTATTTTAATTTACAGTAACATTTAATGAATTTCGGGGTAGTCCGCCTACCCTTATTATTTTTTACCTTTCTAATTATCAAAAAAACGCCACTTTAAAAGTGACGTTTGAAATGAGATATTTAACTTGCTTGCATGCTAACTATAAATTACTAAAATGTAATTAAGTTATTAATATATTTATCATAAACTATTTTCTTTATTATCGAGTAATGGAGAAAAATAATACAATTTAATAAATAAACAGAAATTAAGAACATATAATACATTAAGAAAAATTGTTTGAAAACAAAGGAAATAATAAAAAATACTAGATTAAAAATAAATTAATTTTTTAAATTTTAGTTTTATATAGAATTTAAGATACTTTCTAAATAAAAAAGACCCTTAAAGGGCCTTTTGTGCACTGATTATCGGGCTCATTACACAAAGCCTTTGTGTATCCCAAACCATAAGTAAAGGACGTATTTCAAATATATATTATCATTACAGACAACTAATGACAAGTAAAATATTTATTAGGTTGGATCATATATCAAAGGATTACTTCTTATTTTACCTATTACAGCAGAATCATTTATTACAAATGCTGTTAAAAATTCTGCCTTATCTTCACCAGTCATACGTATCACCACGACATATCCATCTGGTGTTAATAAAGAAACTCTTCTACTCTTATCGCTTTTTTTGGTTTTACTATTATGTCCCTGATAAATTGGTATATTATTATCTTGTAAAACTTGTTTTATCCATAATATTCTTTGTGCTCTATTTGAGTCAAATACATCTTTCTTATTACTTCTTCTATTACTTCTACTAAAAAAAGCATGGTCAAAATGTCTAGCATAGAATTTAACGACAATATTATGACAAGTTATAATTTCTTTTTGACAATATTCTCTTTCAAATAAATTTCGATATTTTTCTTCGTTTTTTAAGTAAGTAAGTTCGTTATACATTTTCATTCAACCTTATTTGAAATACATTAAACTTTTTTTCACTCGAAGGACTAGATTTAATACTCTCACCAATATGTTCCTCTAATCTTTTTTTAAATTCATATTTCGTATTATCTTTTACATCATTATTATTAAAATGAAAGCTAACAACACCACTTAACAAATCTGCTAATTGAATAAAAATTGATTCTTCTGAACGGATTGGTAAAACATCTATTATTTCTCCTTCAGAGACATAATTCAAAATTTCTTTTAACTTTGGTAGTCTATTATTATCTTTATTACTTTTATAATCTAAGTAAATATAATAATTGTCATTACTCATACACCATTTATCCAGTAAATTGAAATAAAATTTATAAAAACCTAATTCATTATCAGAATTATGATATTTCTCTGTGTTAACTTTTTTTGTATTTACTACAATACATCTAAATCTAATCTTCCTACTGCCAAAAAAGTAGTCTAAGATTTCAAAATAGAATTGCTTTCTGGAATATGAAACTTTATTCCATTTAAATTCTCCACCTATTGAATGTTTTCGCTTTAAATGGTCAATTTCTTTTTTTACTATCTTATGATCTTTTTTATCTAACCATATACCACCAATTACTATATATCCACTTTTATTATCTTTAAATAAATTTTCTAAACTGCTTTCATCACAATAAACTTCAAGATTCCTACTAACCATAATTTTCACCACTTTAATATAAATCTTTTAAATATTATATCAAGTATAATAAAAATAATAAATATAACTAAACCTTATTTAGCAATTTCTATCATTTTCTTACTCACTTTAATCATATTTTTTAAACTTTTATTTAAATAATTGTTGTAAATATGTATTGTCAAATAAAAGATGTTTTAATTTTGATATAACCATTATGTTATTTTGTTAACTCCTTTTCATTTATTTAGTACTATTTCATATAAATTTGATGAGTTTTAGAACCTTATTTATGAGTTCTTCCTACTATGTTATATCGTTCTTTACTTTTAACCTAAATATTTAATAACGTAAATAATATGAGTTGTTCGTTAATAAATGTAGTCCCAGTTCAGAGCTACATCTTTTTTTGTGAATATCGAAGCGGTTGCTATATTCATTTACCTAACGTCGCAAGTTGCGACATATGAGGAAAGTTTCATTTACATATCTGTGGGGTATTCTTTTTGTTTTTATCAAACTACTTCCCTATTTTAAGGTACTGCTTACAAGAGTACTTTTAAGTCCGTTTGTAACTTTATGAAATATAAAGTTTTGACAAGTTATAAATTAAAAAAACTGCACCCAAAGGATACAGTCAATTTATTAAAGGATACTCATTTTGAATAGTAAATTTTAGTAGCTATATAAATTATCTTATAAATGGCTCCAAATGCAAATAGCAAACGCTTACTTTTTATAAGTAAAAATTTTTCACGTCATACTTACATTATTTTTCAACTTTGCATTATTTCTATATAGTATCAAGATAAGAAGAAACTCGTTTCAAATTCGCTTAAATATTATGTCCTAACTGAATCACATACGCATAATGGTAACTATTATGATTTTTCAGTTAATGATTTGAAATATCATCTTGAAGATGAAAAAAACACAACCTATTATGGTCGTGTCCCTCTAGATGCTGAAGATAGTCAACGAATTAAACTATTGATATATAACTATCTAAATACAAAATATGATATTTTAAAGTCGCAATTAAACGCTTTATATAATAGTGAAACTATAAGTGAAGACAAGTACAATAAGATACTTGATGAGATAGAAACTATTAAGCGATATATTAAGTAGGTGTTCCTATGGCAAGTTACGATCAGATATCTAAAAACAATTGGCGTTATCGTATTTCACTTGGTAAAAATGCAGAAACTGGCAAATATGAATACATCTCTAAGACTGGCTTTAAACGTAAATCAGACGCTAAACATCAAGCTGAGATGATAGGGCGTCAATTAAGAAATGGTGACTATATTGCCCCTTCTTCTAGCACGTTTAAACAAGTAGCTGATGATTGGCTTAAACAGTATGCTAATGATGTAAAAGTAAGTAGTGTGAGAGCACGTGAGAAAGCCATACAACACGCCATAGAGCGTTTTAATACTAAACCAATACAAACTATCAAGAAACATGATTATCAACGCTTTGTAGACGATATAAGCGCACAGTATAGCAAGAATTATGTTGATAGTATTGTGGCTTCTACAAATATGATATTTAAGTATGCGTATGATACGAGATTAATAAAAGCTATGCCTAGTGAGGGTATTAAACGACCTAAAAAGAAAGTAAGCGTGGAAGAATTAGAAGATATTGAGATACACAAAAAGTTTCTTGAAAAAGATGAGTTATTTCAATTCCTGAAGGTTGCTAAGTATCACCATTCACCACAAAATAGCTTTGAAGTATTTACCACATTGGCATATACAGGCATGAGAGCAGGCGAATTATTAGCGTTAAAATGGTCTGATATAGACTTTGAGAACAACACGATTAGCATTACTAAGACTTATTACAATCCGAATAATAATAAAAAGCATTATCAGATACTTACACGGAAAACTGAAAGCTCAATCGGTAAAATCACAGTCGATCCCCACGTGATTCAATTACTCAAAGATTATAAGGTAAACGTCCAGGACACATGGAAAAATGAGCTTTATGTAGATAATAATTTTGTGTTTACTGATGTGAATGGTTATCCACTTGTAATTAAAAAACTGCAATTATGGATAAAAGCTATACTTAAAAAGACTGACATAACGAACAAGCAAATAAGTACCCACTCGTTCAGATACACACATTACGCCCTACTTATTGAGGCTGGCGTACACATCAAAGAAATACAAGAACGCTTACGCCACAAAGATATAAATACCACAATGAACATATACGCAAAGATTACCAACTCATACAAAAAAGACGCTTCCCAAAAGTTTAGTAAACTCATGGAAAACGTCTCAAAAGGATTATTTTAAAATTTCTACGACCAAATTATGACCATTAAACATTTCAAACGTTGATATAACGGTGTTTATTGGTCTTTTCACATCATTCCTGGCATTAAGTGTCGTATAAAATAGATATAAATAGAGAGTGAAAAGACTATAATATCAACATTTAGAATTTTGAATAACTCTATTATTTTTAGCTTTTTTATTCTGTTATGTCATAATTATGTCATTCGAATAGTATATCAAAATACGATATATAGCTAACGATGAAATGTTAAAATTGAAAAAAAACAAAAGTAATTTGGGGCAAAGAATAAGTCTGATTATACTACTGGTCATACACTTGCCCTTATCATCAAAATTATGCCCTTTTTTTGCCCTCTGAATTTAAAGCTATTTATATCCATAATTAACGGTAAACAATATTATTTAACAATCACAATTTTCACAAACATAGTTTATTCCTTAATCTAGTTTATCAATAAAATTATAAAACTGATTAATATCTGTTAATTGTTTATTACAATGAATGCTATCTCGACATATATAGTCACCTTTTTTTACATATTGACCATCCGAATTGGTTTTTGACTTTTTCATGAATAATGAAACATTAGATTCTTTATTACAAATTGTGCAGAACCCCTTTACAACCTGATTAGAAATTTCTCCATAAAGTCCTTTTAATTGTTTTTTTTCATCGTAATATATTATATATTTCCGATTTGATGCAAGTTCATTCCATCCTACAAATGAACTTACCTTCAAATCATATTCTTCAAATTGAGGTATTTTTATTTTTTTAACTTTCTTAAATACTTTCTGAAGTTTTTGCGGACTAGGTAGTTCAAAAGGTACTACATATTCTAAAAATTTATTAAGTATTGCTTCAATTTCTTTGTTTGATAATCTGATGTTCATTAATACTTTTAAAGATTCTTCAATATCGTCATCTATATGACCAAAAATCTCATTAATATCATTATAGGTTTCCGATTGAATAACTTTGACGGTTTCTTTATCATTTACCGTTTTATATACATTTTTCAATCTTAAAATAACCGATCTGATATAATTATATTGGTGAGGATAAATCATTGTTTTCATTGTTTTCAACCTTTCACAAGTATATTTATTTTACTTATTAATAAATAAGATACTTTGTGATAATGTTGATTAAATTTAGCTACAAAGCATCTTATATTCAAGATCCAATAGCTTTAAATATGTTATATCTTTTAACATAACATCATCACCTCCCGAACTGTTAAATTCATTTATATCACTTCAATATTAATTAATTACTCATAATGTTACTCTTAGTAAAAAAAAATAACATGGGTAAATCCAGAGTTAATCGTTTCACTCATCGAAACACAGAACGTTTCTCAACGTCTTATATTGTTAATAATTTCATACTCTTGCCCTTTATTTCAAAACTGTACCCTTTTTTGCCCTTTAAATTATCATTAAACAAATCATTTCATTTTTGCAAAAAGTATTGTAAGAAAAAGTTTCATTATGATATATTTTTTATAGTTTTTATATAGCATTAACGATTAAAAACTTATTCTTTACTTAAGACGAGTTAATTTTTATAGAGCACAATTAATAAAGGATGTTGTATCATACGACATCCTTTATTATATAACTTACCGTAGTTACAAAAGCTCATTCCTCACTGCGACACAGGAAGTTTCTCAGCGTAAAAAAACACCACATGAGAGTGTGTGGAACGTAAAAGTTATTTTACTGGTACCGATGACTTTATTAAATCTACAGTAATGGGACTATTTTGTCCTAATTTATATGCTTTATCCCATGCTGTGTTTTTTTTGTGAGTTTTTTCAACCATGTCCCAAGCTGACACTCCATCATACTCATCAATAACATCTTTTATTAAACTACTAATATATTCAGAATCCTCTTCTCTGAATATTTTATATGTTATTGGAGTAGTAGCATTACTTATCACACTATATACAGACTGATCATCTTTTTCAGTAAGTACGTCACTTTGCCCCCTGTATACTGAATAAACTTCTTTAACTACAGGCCCATAATCAAAGGCTAAAAATCTCTCTTTAAATAACTCTATTTTTCTGTTTAAAAAATATCTTTCATATACTATATAAAGTAATTTTTGAAGTTTAAGTGGAGTAGTAGGTTTCAACATTAAAATATATCTCGCTATATCCATAGCATTTAATCCGTGAGGAGATTTAGCAACGTTTTTAAAGTCAAAATATTTTTCGAAAATGGTTACATTTTCAAAAAAACTATCTTTTTCCTTTATACTTTGAATTGTATCTTTTGACGTAGTAATCAAATGTGTATAAAAACCAATACCTAATTCTGTTAAATCTTCTTCATAAAGTTCTATTTTTTCAAGATCTTTTTTTTCAGTTATAGTCATATGGAATGCTAATCTTCCTTCATGGTCATATTCTTCCAAAATTATTAAATAATGTTTGTACATTTATCTCACCACCCTACTTTTTTTCTAATTCACTTTCATATTCTTCCCAATTTAAATAATCTTGCTTATATATTTTATGCGATTTTTTATTATTCTTATGATCTTTGTTTAGCCATATTTGAAGTTCACACGGAAAACAAAAATTATCAATCTTAAAATATAAGTGAATTGCTTTATAGTCATTTTTACTAGCGTCTACTATCTTTATTTTACCATTAAAATTCTCATAAACATACTCATTTAATATATTATATACATTATTTAAATCAATATCGCTTTGTAAAGTGAATCTATACCCTAACAAATCATTTAAACATTTAATAATAGGATACTTTCCTTTACCATTTTTTGCTTGATATTTTAAAAGTTTGTTATAAATAGACCTTTCATTTTTAATACGTTTATCTATTTCTAATTCTAACTCTTCATCAATCAATAAGATTCTATTTTCTTTCTTTACTATTTCTTTAAAAACCACTACATTATCTAACAACTCACTATCAATATACGTATTTTTATCATCCAAAAAATCACAAACACATTTCTTTTTAAAATTAATTTTATTATTTCTTAGTTCAACAAAGGTATCAGCGTAATTAGTCATTCTTTCATAGATTACAGAAATTATTTTTTTAAGAAAATTCAACTCATCATCATAAGACATATTTTACTCCTAATCAAATATAGTTCTGTTAAGTATAACTCTATATTTTCTTAGAAACAATCAAAATTACAACAATATATTATAATTTAAAAAATTAATCTTCTTTACTTCCCAAATCTCCTTATATCATCAATATGAAACTCTGTATTCGGGTATTGCTCTTACAACCCTTTTAAATCTCTTTTCTTTCATCATCTTCACCGATATTATCAATAAACACTGGTGTTGCTACATTCACTTATCTAACATTTACAAGTTACAATACATGGGTGAATATTTTGTTCATATCCTAGATCAAGTTACTTTGGGCGTCGTGTTACCCTACTCTCTTTATCGAATACTCGTGTAGCTAACGTCACAAATTGTTACATCAGCTCATGCGCTAAAACACTTCGAAATTGTATTTCTAACTACGCAAATATATAAATTAAACAAGCCATATTCAGCTTTTCAGAAATTAGAAAACGGATATTGTCGTTTTCTAATGCACTGACTTAGTGCGTCAGCATTTGTATTATTAATTAATACTCTCACATTTGAGCATATTGAATGTGTATAGCTGTTCAGTTCTATTACTGAACCCACATTTGGGCTGTGTATAAACTAATATCCTCACATTTGAGGGTATTAAGCTAAGTAGCTAATATGTCCACTTACGGACACATTTAACGAAGCCACATTTGGTTCGGTTATATACAAAAGAGCCTGGGACATAAATAACATGATGATGCTATTTTGCAAATTCGCAGTAGCTGACTGAACTGAAAATGCGCTTAAATCAAGCTTTTTTCAGTTCTAGTCATCCTTGCGGGGGTGGGACGACGAATTTAAAAAGAATTCTGTCCCACTCCCTTTTTGTCATATTAAACCACTTCCCTATTTTAAGGCACTGGGTACAAGCGTACTTTTAAGTCCGTTTGTTATTGAATGAGATGCAAAGTTTTGACAGGTTATAAATAAAAAAACTGCACCCAACGGGTACAGTCATTTTAAAGGATACTCGCTTTTGAGTAGTAACTTTTATTAGATACATTCATCATCTTATAAAAACCTCTAAATATAAAAAGAATATTACTCAACTATTTCCCTTTCCTTTTACTTTTTTTAGAGACTTAAAGACTAGAACTAAAATTATGAATATTAAAGAAACAGTAAAAACTGAAATCATTTAAATCCCTAGCACGTAAATGGTTACTAACTAATTTTATTTAAATACATAGAAAAAAGCCACCTCTTAGGGTAGCTTATCTAGTAATCGGCTAAATATCTGTCGAACACGTCCGCCTGTTACCATGAGCATTTCGCCTATCTTCTCATAAGACCAACCATGAGCGAGTAAATCGAAAACAACGAACTCTTTATCTGTACCAATGTTTTCAATTACTGACGATAATTCATTAAAAAATATATGTTCTTCAAAATTATCGCTCGTTTCTATCGATGTTGTAGGTTTATCTAGTGAAAAGAAATTATTTATATTCTCTTCGTGCAATGGCAGTTCTTCTTTCGGTGGTTCATAGTTCATTATAAAGGCTCTAACGCTTTTCTTGTCATATATCATAGATATATACTTCTTTTAGCAACACGGCGTAATAATACTTCTCTAGCATGCTTAATTGTGTACTCTGTTATCCCTAAAACATCTGCGATAATGTCATAAGGTTGTTTATTCCACCATAACATATTAATTAATTGCTGCTCTTGTAGTGTCGCATTGTTATATACTTGGGTAATCCCTTTTATGATACTGTTAACTCTATTATATCTCTGTTCAGTCATTTGACTAGCTTTTGTTTTGTACTCATCAACTAATGTTTGATAGTTTTCCATGTATCCACTCAGTATTTTGTAATCGAAACTCTTTAAACCTCTCATATAACTAACTCCTCTCTTTGCGTTTGTAATGTAGTTCTTACTTTTTCTACTTCTTCATCAAAATACTTTCTTTGTTCTTTCAAATGGTCTCTCTGACGGATTAGACGAGCTTTATACGTGGCTTTATATAAATCTTCACATAACTTCTCAATGCTCCTATAAGGCTTATAAACGCCATTTGTACGCATGTAGTGCATTATCTCTTGTTGCTCATGATATGGATAAGTGTTGACAATACTTTTAAGTAAATTCATGCGTTCCAATGATTGATTTTTATAACGTTCTAACTTTTCTTTTTTTTCAACAATCCATATAACTAACTTATCTAATGGATAACTGGTGAAAACTACCCCCATTGCTTCATCACAGGTCATATGTGAGATGTTCAGATGATACATGCCATTTATTTGTTCTTCGAGTGCTTGGCATTTTCTGTTTATAAATTGAGGATTGTATTTAACCAACAACTCATATTCTGAAATTCTTTCTTCTCTTTCATCACTGAAAGTATTTTTACTTTTCTTCAGCAACAGTTCTGCACTCCTTTAAACTTTATCTATTTTATTTTCTGATTAGCTTTGTACTTTTGCTTAGTCGTTATCTGAAATCCCAAATTGGTCATATACAGATTGTTTCTTAGGCGTTTCATTCTTAGGATCTAATATCTTTAGTCTAGATTCTACTGTTAAACCTAACTTAGATGAAATACTATTCAATTGTGCCAGTGCATCGCGTTTAATAGCATGGTTTTGGTTTAATTTAGTGCCTCTTTCAGTAACAATTACTGCTCCTTCTTGTTTCATACGTTCAGTGGCTTGAATATAATCCGAATAGGCTTGGCAATATGCGGATACCAATGCTAAATCTAAACTGGCAATTGGTAACTCTTTTAGTAATGGATATATTCTAAACCATTCTTGTTTTGCTCTATCATCTAACCACTCTGGAGGTTCTGCGTTTAAAGGAGTAAGCTGTTTCATTGCTTCTTCCGTTGCTTTCTTATTTTCTTGTTGTTCGACTGTTAAATTACCTTTTTGTTGAGATAATAATTTTCTTGGTGGCATTTTCGTTTCTCCTTTCTAAGTCATTTAACGTAAAGTGAAAAGTCTTTACGAATATTTAAGATTTCATTTAGAATTTCAGTCGAAGATAAGTGCGGCTCGTTTAATCGTTAAATAAATAAAGTATGGGGGTTATCGAAGCCCTGCCAAAAATATTTTTGAAATTTATTTTTTGAATCTCAATCTGAAATTTTTTACACTACCGATAAAATTAATCTATCCGTTAAAATTTCCACCACTACTTTAATTATCTACTGGGTAAAATTAATTTACTTTCAATCTAAACTTAGTTACTTTTTCACTCTTTTCATACAACGTATTCTAAGCTCATTTAAGCTACATTTAAGATTGTTGAGTACCAAACATCTAAATAATAAATGTATGCTCTGTATAGCTCTCTAAATGGCTACAAATGGCATTGTATAATGCAAAGTATTCATGCTTAGTTATAACGTTTTGCATCTCCTAATTGCTTCTAACATTGTTCTTGCTTATCACTTTACGAACAACAATTATTATTTATATTTTTAAATCTCATTTTGATTTTTGAATTTAATTTTTATTTTTAAATCAGAAATATTATTTCGAAAATAATTCTTTAAAACTTTTTTGTAATTCAAATCTGAAATTACTTTTTACATTTACTTTCTTTTCTTGATGAACTTCTTAACTGAATTGATTCAACAAATGAAATCATTTATCTTCTGAACTCAATCAACAATTGAACTTCAACAAATGAATTAACTTAAACAATTTATTTAATTGGATTAATCATTCTTAATTAGAAATCAAATATCAATTATAATTCATTTCTTCTTTTTGAATGTTGAAGAAGAATCACAATGAAACTTCTGTGTGAACTATCTCATTAGTTGGATCTAATCCTCATACTAAAAGTAGTGACCTTATAAACTGTGTGCTTAATACCCCGACCTTTAATGTAGGTAGCTTAATCACTGCGTACTTTATTGTGCAGTCCTCTAAACTATCCACCTTAATAAGCAGTGTGCTTTAATACACAGTGTCTTTAATGCTTGGGCACTTTATAACAGATGGCGCTTTATTATCTATGCTCATTGTTTGCCTGCGCCTTTAATACTTGGGTCTCATAACTGCATGTGCTTTTATATACTATGTTGAAGTATCTGCTACACTTTGAAGGCGTACCACATATATCATTGTGATTACTTTCACATATATACTTTAAGAAAAGACCACCACCAATTAATAGTGATGGCCTAAACCAACGTGCAAAAGAATCAAGAACAAATGAAAAATAATAAGGGGTAAATGCCCAATGGCCAATGGCCAATGGCCAATTTAGACTTTAATACTGAGCGCTCAACATTAAAGATTTAGTATATCTTTAATATCTATATTATACCATGAGCGCCGTCATAATACCAGTTTGCATTACCTAGTATTAATAGAAATTGCTTTTATTTTACCAATCTTTTCAATGAGCTTATTCATCGATGTAACTTCATCTGTATAGATTTGTACACTCTTAACTTTGTTCTGCTGCACTAACTTTATAAATTCTTGCATAATTGGTTTGTCATCCACTTCTATAGACAGTCCATACAGTCCTTTATTAACTACCACTGTTAAATTGCCACGATGTATCGATGCTAAGATATTACTATCCTTATTGTTGTCTAACATCACACATAGATTGTCATTGTCTTTTAATGCTTGAAATACATTGTTATCTAACTCATATGTTTTAAATGTCTGATAGTTAGGATCTACTGTTTGGGTCGTTCCCATTTCTACAGGTTTATCAGTCGTAAGTGCTTGTACTGTAATTCGATTCTTTTGCTTATTATATTTAACGTTATTATCTGATTGTTTGATCGTTGTTAGCATACATTCACATCCTTACCATTGTTTCTTGCCATAATGATATTTTTGGAACTCATCACGAGAAACGGCATCTAATGCTTGTTCGACTCTCCATGCATAACCACGTGGCGTTGTTTGTTCATTGTATTTATCACCATCACCTAAATTAATTTCGTGGGCTAACATTTGGCCTTTATATCGGTTGTGAATGTTACCAGGATTGTTCTTCTCTTGCTTAACATAACGTTCACGAGATATACGACGACCAGCCTCATTTTTATTCTCAATCATTTTTCGATAAATGGTTGCAACTTCTTGAAGTTTGTTTTTCATCTCTTTTCGATACTGTTCATGTGTTTTTTCGATGTCTTTCATTTCACTATCATATGCATCGTAGAATGATGTAAATTCATCATCTGTGATACTGTAATCCGATGTTTTAAGTTGTTCATCTAATTTCAATAACTCTTGTTCTAAATCAGCTTGTTGACGCTTTAATTTTGTTGCTTCTGCAAATTCATCATTATTTTGGTAATGTGTAATTTTACCATTAATCTGTTTAATACGCTTTGTTATCTGATGGTACTTCTGTTTAACCTCTTTTGCCTTAACACCCTTATCATAGATTTGATTATCAAAGATATTGATTGTCTTGTCTTGTACTGTTTTTACCATAATTAAATGCCTTCTTTCGTTTTTGGTTTATTATGCGCTTTATTTCACTAAAGTCTTTCTTTTTCCTAGCATATCGCCTTACCAGTGAATCTATATACCTAACAGATACATTGTTCACATGGGTAGGTAAACGTGCTAGAATTTGATGTGCTATACGTCTGTGATTCATGGAAACACTCCCTTAACTTATTTTCTGTGTATTACCTTTAATATGGTGTGTCGGCATAACATAGTGACTATTTCTATCAATTTCTAACATACGTTTACCATCTCTGTATTTCTGCCAATATTTAGCATCTGCAGTGAGTTTATTAATTTCATCTAGTAAATAATAAATCGCTAAATGATCACCACGTAAATATATTGTCATATGCCCTACACTGTTATAGTTGAGTTTCAAATTGTACCCTCTTAACCACAAGAAAATTGATTCAGTATTTAACCTTGATTGCAGTGTTGCCTGTCCTAAACTCGACAAACACCAATCACATGTTATAAAGTCTATTTCTAAATAGTGATACTTGCCCTGTGTTTTATAAATGTGACAAATGGGTTTGTTGTTAGCCTTTAACTGATTGATATCCATATGATTTAGTCTTTGTTTATTTAGTGCGAATGTTTGAGTAGGTCTTTTGTTTATCATATTCATCATCCTTTATTCCTTTTAATGTATGTTAGATAATTCTTCACTCTTGCCATTACTAATTCAAAATTGCCTTGTGTTATTAATTTATAACTTGTCCGTTGATTTGTATTAGGCACATAACTTTCACGCCATGCCACCCATCTATTGTTTATATACTCAACGTAAACAGTTGATACCTTACTTATTGAACAAAAATAAATTTCTTCTGAAATACCTACTATTAGACCAATGCGTTCAGCTTGTTCATCTAAATTGTATTCTTCATTAACGGCTTGCACTTCTAACTGTCGCCTCCCATTGTCTTTCAGTTATCACATCGCCATTTTTATTATCACCAATTAATATGCGTAATGGCTCAATATCTACGTTACATTGCCTTGCGTAACTTGCTGCTTTATATAAATCATTATTCCTATATTCGCTTTCACCATTTACAATACGTTGATATGCTTGTTTACCTTCTCCACCTTTGCCACCTCTCACATGAGCAAAACTCTGATTAGGTAACATGTTTTTGATTGAATATGGCTCTAACGTTTGTTGTATATAATTACCTTGTTTGGAAAAAATTCTATTTTCAAATTCACCTTGATACATCTTTGGTTTGATGCCATTATGTTTGTACTTTCCTTTATCCGTTCGACTACCTGCAAGCACAAAGTAACTGTTATTGTGTGCTTTAATATCTACTCCAGGTAAGTATCCGATTTTCTGACCATAATTAATACCATTACGTTTATAAAAAATGATATGTTTTCCACCACTTGCTGTGGTTTGTACTAATGTATTTTTTGCATTAGATACAATTTCATCATAGTAAGGTATATCTTTGATACTTTTAAAACCATTTTCACCGTCTGTATGATCTATATCTATATCAATACACCATACATTGCGAGTAAGAACGCCTAACACGTTAGTTTGATGATATTTGTAAGAATGATATTCAATGAATTCATCGGTTACATCTTTATCTGCAAATGATACTGTTGGCGTTTTATGTTTATTAAGTGGTATCACTTCGATATTCTTTTTCAATAATTGTTTTGCTACATGATAACCTGTCATTGAATACCTCCTTTATAGGTAACTGGTAACCCTCGTAACCTATATTTTTTCTATTAGAGCCGCTTATAATTCAACTACCTATACACCTACAAAAAATAATGGTTACAACGGTTACTGCTTGATATATCAACATATTTTAGGTTACAAAGAGAGTTACTAAAGGTTACCGTAACCCTTATCAAGTAAATCGAATGCCATCTCAAATAATTCTTGCTTTCGTCCATAGTCACACACACCCTTAACACCTTTATTTTTACTATAACGTTAATATAATTTTATTCTTCTTATGGTTCTGAAAAATGAGAGTGATAAGAGTGTGTAATTGATATATCAATGTTTTTTAAGTGTTTATATAGGTGAGTAAGAGTGTGTCACACTCTTACTTAATTAAAGAATGCGCCATGTCAAAAAGTTCTCGATTTCCAATTTTAAAACCTTTGTAGTTTTTTCCTTCTATCCAAATATCTTGGTTTATATTTACACCTATTCTTTTCATATCTTGTTTAGCGTTTTTATAACGTAAACTTTTATAATCTTCTTCTATTAATTTACGTAATGTTTCATCACCTGATAAGACAAAACCTTGTTTAGATAATACTTTCAATAAAACAATCTGCGTTTCAGTTAATTCTTCTTCACTAAAATAATGCTTTAATGTCACATTTTTAAATCTAAATTCTCTACCAATTTCTTTAAGATATTCTAAACTTACGATTAAAAATGATACTGCTGCTATTTCTGAATCATCTCCATTTGGTTGTACCAAATTCCAATAAGGCTCAAAAATCTTGTATCTTTCGTCGTCAGTTTCTTTTATCGGTCTATCTTTAAAAGCTATTTTTATTGTTCTAGTTGTATTAGCTGTAATATCACCTGTATCAACACTTTCGTTTGTATCGAGTATCAAAACGGATTTATTTTTAAAGGTGAATGCGTTTCTACCAATACCACGACCAGAAATTGTTTCACCAGTAGCTATTTTTCTTAGTATTCTCATCATAGGTTTGGTTATTTCGCCTGTTTCATTAGCATGTGCTATATCTGCACCATAGAAATTCATCCATTCGTTAGCTGCTTCAAAACCACCTGAGACAAGTCCATCAAAATTCACTTTGTTCACATGTAAAAGTTTATTGAAAGTAGTTATAAATAACCCTTTACCTGAACGTCCGAAATCTTTAAATAAGAACCACTTTTCAGCTTGAATCAATTTCATTTTGCGATACATTGTATAAGCATGTACCAGTTTTAAATTATTTTTACTTTTATCATTGTCAGTTACTAAATCATAAAAATTATTAGGTATTTCAAAATCTAAATCTTTATAGTTCACATCATACTTAATTGCATATAACTCATTATCTTGTGGCTTTTCTTTTGTGAGTTTTAACTTCTTACAGTTATACACGAAATCATTACCAGCGATACTATATGGATAAATTTTATAATTATGATCTAACTTTAGATGCTCACGAAATAACTCCAGCATAATATCCAAAAAATCATCTATTTGGTTTTTAGGTTCAATCGGATAACTTAATTTAAAATTAGTATCATCAATCACTTCATATTGTTTGTTTTTAACAATAAGAAAGCTGTCCAATTCTTTAGAATAGATGACCTTATCAGAAATTAAATCTGCAATAAAACGAGCGTAATTGTTAAAATGATCTGATTTAAAATGTGCCTCTTTTTCGTCTTGATCGTTAGTTTTAACGAAAATTCTTCCATATACAAGCCCAATTTCTTTAGGTTTTATGGTATAATTTAAGGTAAGATTATTAATGTAATCACCTGCAAAATCATCTTTTTTACGGTGATATACGTTCCCTTTATTATCAAACACTTGTTTATCAGTAGAGATAGAAGCGAAATTAATTCGCTTACTTATCTCCTTAATTCTTGATAAATTTGCCGTGTTGATATAATCTAAATTTGAATGAAATTCAAAATGCTTTTTATATAAACTCACTTCGTCCATGTAATCAACCTTTCATATGTGTTAGTATTTTAGTGGGTATTTTATTAAATACTTTTTATCTATGCGTTATCTGATTCAGTCGCCAAACTTACATCAGATGACGCTTTTTCTATTTCACGGATTTGTTTCATAATGTCATCAAAATCTTTCATATACATAAGCATTAAATCAATAACTTGTGTGTTTTTGATACGATGCTCGTGATATTTCCAGCCATGCGTATATATTTCTTTTTTAGTTAACATATGATTAGGTTCATGTGTGAAATACTCATCATCAAACCATACAAAAGATGTTACGACATCATTAATTTTTTCTTGTACTACTTCTAAATCATCAAATAAATTTCTTAATTCCCAATCCATTATTGCTTAACTCCTTAACTAATTTTTTGTTTATTATAGATTTCTTTAGCTTCAATTAAACTTTCTAATGTACGCTTGCAGTAGTCTATTTTCTCCAAATCTTCACGACTGAAGAAACTTAACTGACTTTGACTTTCAAATATAATTTCTTCTTCATTTTTAATAATCCAGTTGATAGCATGCATGATATTTTGTTTATTCACATCTAATTTAGCAGCCATTGAATCACTCCACTTCAATATTTCCAACAATATAATCCAACGCCCATTCTAAAATACCAATTACATGCCCTTCACGATCTGTCGTGTGTTCATGTTCACCTGTGCTATCTGTTACGGTATAGTAGTAAATTTCTTTGTCTTCATTCATAACATCGCTTAATGTCATTGTTACTTCGTCAAGAATATAAAACGCCTCATCTTCAAAATCTAATTCAACAAGAATATTAAATAACTCTTTATGAATTAGTTTTAAAATATGTTCGTAAAATGCTGTATCGTCATAGCGATAATCTGTAATAGAATGAAATCTATCTTTTGCTGATAAAAATACGTCTTTATCTTTTTCATATAATACTTTCTCTAATACTTTTACTACTTTTGATAATTGATATTTTTGTTTAATTTCCATTTCCTACACGCTCGCTTTCTTCTTTTTCTTTTCTTTTAGTTCTACAATTCGATTTAATTCCAATTCCATACATGCAATAGAAATATCAGGACTAACTTCAGGAAAATTTTCTTTAAATACATCAGGTGCAATATTTAAAAGAAGATTTCCTTCAACATCTTTCACATTGAACCAACCGACGACGCTTTTTGTAATTACTACTTGTTGTTTCATGTCTTTATCCTCCTACTTTGTACTAAGTAATTTCTTAACATTAATTTGTTTTAAATCATTGTTGTGTATATCCATGTGAGATGTGATTTTCTCCATAAATTCATCAACATCAGACTTCTTAAATCGGTATGTGCTGCCTACCATGTAATACTTCATACCGTTATTAATAAGTAGTTCCTCAATCGTTGGTTTACTTAAATTTAGGTATTCAGCTAATTCTTTGTATGTCATAAAGAACTTTTCCCTAGCCAGTTCATCGACACGTTGATTAATTGCTTGCTCTAATAACTCACGTGCTTCTTGTTCATCAATATTGATATTGAACATCGGTTATGCCTCCTTATGCCATTTTTTGCTTGTCATTGTATTTGTCGTAAATGTGCTTTTTCACAGATAAAGGAAGATTGTATTTATCAACAAATACCATAAATTCCACTGTGTCATTTAACACCTGCTGTCTTAACTCCAACATTTCCTGTGTCATATCTTGCTTTTTAATCATCTTAGGAAAGCCGAACACATTTGATACTGCTTTATTACTAATTGCTTGAGCTTTGCAATAGTCTTTTTTAGAAATAACTTCAATACCATTTTTTAAATTATCCATAGCTTCTTTTTGTTTTTCTTTGTCTAGCATGCGAAAGGCTTCGTATCCTTTAAGTCCTGTTGATTGGCGTAACTCAATTAGCAGATCACAAATCCAATCTTGGAAATCTACAGCTTCAGGTTTGTTCGAACGCATCACAAGTCGGTAAATACCTTTTTCGTTAATAACTGTCATATTTTGCTTTCCACCAAGGGTACTACCTTTTAGAGTATCCTTTACATGTTCCGGTAAATATTTTGTAGCATTGAATGCATCTCTGAATCCTAATACCTTTGCTACATCACCAGCTACTGCCCAATACTCATCGTCTTTTTCAATAAAACGAATTTCTTTATCATTGAAAATTTGTTTAATCATTGGTTATGCCTCCTGTTTTATATTACGATTATTTACGTCATCTATATCTAAAAAAATAGGAAGAATTTGATTTATTTTTAAAATAATTTTTCCGCTAGGGATCAACCTACCGTTTTCTATATCACTGATATAGCTTCTAGATACACCAACTTTTATAGCAAGTTCATTCTGAGTTAACTTATACTCTTTACGTTTATTTTTTATTCTCAAACCATAATTTTGCAAATTCATGTCTCCACCTCCATATGTCGATTATAAACGTCTAAATACATTATGCATTACAAAATTATAAATGTCAACAGTTTGATGTAAATAACCGTCGTTTTTGTTATAATTACTTCCGGAGGTGCCATTATGACAGTAGGACAAAATATTAAAAAATTAAGAAAAGAAGCAGGTTTGACACAAGAAAAATTCGCTCGAAAATTAGATATTTCTAGAACTTATCTAAGCGATATAGAAAACGATAGAGCAATTTTAAGTAACAAAAATTTAAATAAAGTCGCTCAAAAATTAAATGTATCCACTAATTACTTAACTAGTGGTAACGAAATGTTAAGCGACTTATCAAACAAAGAATTAGAAGAAAAGAAGTTTCAATTAAGTAAGTTAATTTCTGAATCGAAAAGTAAGCGTGAACAACTTGTAAAAGATAATTTATTTAAATTGTTAAATCATAACTTAAAATATATAGAAGTCCATTATTTCAACAATGTATATAACTTCTATGAATTAGAAAAAACAGAAGATGATAATTTATTGTTTATTTCTGTCCTTCTACAAATGCTACACCAACACAAAATGAGTGGCAGCAAAGAAGCATACTCAGATATTAAAAATGAATTTGACGACTTCCTTAGACAGTACCTTAATATTAAGTAGGTGTTCCTATGGCAAGTTACGATCAGATAGCTAAAAACAACTGGCGTTATCGTATATCACTAGGGAAAAATGCAGAAACGGGAAAATATGAATATATCTCTAAGACTGGCTTTAAACGTAAATCAGACGCTAAACATCAAGCTGAAATGATTGAACGCCAATTAAGAAATGGTGAATATATTCCCCCGTCCTCCAGCACCTTCAAACAGGTAGCTGATGATTGGCTTAAACAATATGCTAACGATGTAAAAGTAAGTAGTGTAAGAGCACGTGAGAAAGCCATACAGCACGCCATAGAGTACTTTAATACTAAACCAATACAAACTATCAAGAAACATGATTACCAGCGCTTTGTGGACGATATGAGCACACAGTATAGTAAGAATTATGTTGATAGTATTGTGGCATCTACTAATATGATATTTAAATATGCTTATGATATGAAATTGATTAGGGTACTACCTAGTGAGGGTATTAAACGACCTAAAAAGAAAGTAAGCGTGGAAGAGTTAGAGGATAGTGAGATAAATAAAAAATTTCTTGAAAAAGACGAGTTATTTCAATTCCTGGAGGTTGCTAAAAATCATCATTCACCACTTAATAGCTTTGAAGTATTTACCACACTAGCATATACGGGCATGCGTGCAGGCGAATTGTTAGCATTAAAATGGTCTGATATAGACTTTGAGAATAACACGATTAGCATTACTAAGACTTATTACAATCCAAATAATAATAAAAAGCATTATCAGATACTTACACCTAAAACTGAAAGCTCAATCGGTAAAATATCAGTAGATCCCCACGTGATTCAATTACTCAAAGATTATAAGGTAAACGTCCAGGATACATGGAAAAATGAGTTCTATGTAGATAATAATTTCGTATTTACTGATGTGAATGGTTATCCACTTGTGATTAAAAAGCTGCAATTATGGATAAAAGCTATACTTAAAAAGACTGACATAACCAATAAACAAATAAGCACGCACTCATTCCGTCATACACATTGCGCCCTACTTATAGAGGCTGGCGTACATATCAAGGAAATACAAGAAAGACTACGCCACAAAGATATAAATACCACAATGAACATCTACGCTAAAATTACCAACTCATATAAAAAAGACGCTTCCCACAAGTTTAGTCAACTCATGGAAAACGTCTCAAAAGAGTTATTTTAAATGTCCGTTTAGTTCAGCTGAATCAAACGGCATTTTTTATTTTCTGGATTTTTATGTCATTATTATGTCACGATAAATTGTTAAACGCCTTTGAATCAACGTTTATAGGCATTTTTACATCATGCCTGGCATGCCACCCATACCTGGATTATCATTATTATCTGGTTCAGGGATAGTTGCAACTACTGCTTCTGTAGTTAAGAACATCGCAGCAACACTTGCCGCATGTTGTAAAGCTGAACGTGTAACTTTAGTTGGGTCTACAATACCTTCTTCAAGCATGTTTACCCATTCATTTGTCGCAGCGTTAAATCCAACACCTGCATCTGCATGTTTTAATCTTTCAACAATAACTGAACCTTCTAGCCCAGCATTTTCAGCGATTTGACGTACAGGAGCAGATAAAGCTTTTAGTACGATGTTAACACCTGTTGCAACGTCACCTTCAGCTTCGATTTCATCTACTTTATTATAAATATTTACTAATGCAGTACCACCGCCAGCAACTATACCTTCTTCAACTGCAGCACGTGTAGAGTTTAAGGCATCTTCAATACGTAATTTACGTTCTTTCAATTCAGTTTCAGATGCAGCACCTACTTTAATGACTGCAACGCCACCAGCTAATTTAGCTAAACGTTCTTGTAATTTCTCTCTGTCAAAATCAGAATCAGTTTCTTCAATTTGAGCTTTAATTTGACTCACACGTGCATCAATACTATTGTCATCTCCATCACCATCGACAACTGTAGTATTATCTTTTGTTACTTCAACTTTATTAGCACTACCTAACATATCAATTGAAGCATCTTTTAATTCTAAACCTAAATCATCTGTAATAACTGTAGCTCCAGTTAAAATAGCTAAGTCTTCTAACATTGCTTTACGTCTATCACCGAATCCAGGTGCTTTTACTGCAACTGCAGTAAATGTTCCACGCATACGGTTTAATACGATATTTGTTAAAGCGTCTCCTTCAACTTCGTCTGCTACAATTAAGATTGGACGACTAGATTGAACAACTTGTTCTAATAAAGGTAAGATATCTTGGAATGAAGAGATTTTTTTATCTGTTACTAAAATATATGGTCTTTCTAACTCAGCAATCATTTTATCTGAATCTGTAACCATGTATGGTGATTGATACCCTCTATCAAATTGCATACCTTCAACAACTTCTAATTCTGTATCTAGTCCATTTGATTCTTCAATGGTAATAACACCATCATTACCAACTTTATCCATTGCTTCAGAAATGTATTTACCAATTTCTTCATCTGCTGCAGAAATTGCACCTACTTGTGCGATTTCATTTTTATTTTCAACTTTTTGAGAAATATCGTGTAGAGCTTGTACAGCTACTCTTACTGCTTTATCAATACCCTCACGTAATCCTACTGGGTTAGCACCACTTGTTACGTTCTTCAATCCTTCTTGAATCATTGCTTGTGCTAATACAGTTGCAGTTGTTGTACCATCACCAGCAATTTCGTTTGTTTTATTAGCAACTTCTTGAACTAATTTAGCTCCCATATTTTCATAGGGATCTTCTAATTCAATCTCTTTAGCAATTGTGACACCATCATTTGTAATTAATGGTGCTACATATTCTTTATCTAATACAACGTTACGTCCTTTAGGTCCGATTGTAACTTTAACGGCGTTAGCTAATTTATCGACACCACGTAACATAGCTTGTCTTGCATCTTCAGAAAACTTAAGGTCTTTAGCCAT